ATGGTGTTGCTACTCCAGAAGAATATATAGACCGAGCAGTTGAACTTGGTATGCCAGCATTGGCTATCACAGATCACGGAACCTTATCTGGGCATCGGGAACTGTACCGAATTGCAAAAGCAAAAGGTGTAAAGCCTATTCTTGGCGTAGAAGGATATTTTTGTACTGATAGATTTGATAAAAGGGCAAAGGCAGAACGCACTGAGCCAACTGATATGGTCTATAATCACATTATCCTTCTCGCTAAGAACCAACTTGGTTTAGAAAATCTAAACAAGATTAATGAAATCGCTTGGACTGAAGGATATTTTAGTAAGCCACGCTTTGACTTTGAAGTTCTAGAAAAGTACAGCGAAGGCATTATTGTTTTATCTGGATGTCTAAGCGGTATCATTGCAAAAGCCTTGGAGCATGGGGAGTATGCTCAGGCTAAGAAGCACATTGAGTGGTTCAAGCGTGTATTTAAAGATGATTTTTATATGGAACTCATGCCACACAATGGTGCAGAAGTTAATAAGCAACTAGCAGAACTTGCAGATGAGTTCAAGGTACAAACTGTCGTAACACCAGACTGTCACCATGTTGATGAATCACAAAAAGAGATTCAAGAATTTAAACTATTAATGAACTCACATGCTAAAGTTCAAAAAGATGTAACCTATGATAAGTCTAAAAAGCAAAATGGAATGATGAAGCGTCTTGATTATTTGTATGGTGAAGATCGCCAAATGTCATTTAATAAGTTTGACATCCATCTTTTATCTTATGATGAGATGAAGGTAGCCATGGAATCGCAGGGTATTGTAAGAGAAGACATGTATATCAACTCTATAACCATTGCAGATAAGATAGAGGACTATGACATTAAAGATGGTCTAAACCTCCTACCAGTACAATACAAGAATCCTGATAAAGAACTAAAATCTCTTGCACTAGAAGGTTTAAAGGTTCGTGGGTTTGATAGTAATCCAGAATATCTTGCTCGTCTTGATGAAGAGTTAGAGATTATTAAAACAAAGAACTTTGGTCCATACTTTCTTGTTGTGCAAAGTATGATTAGTTGGGCAAAGAAGGAAGGGATTATGGTAGGTCCTGGTCGTGGATCTGCTGCAGGCTCTTTGGTATGTTATGCACTTGGCATTACTGAAATTGATCCAATTGAACATGGACTTCTATTCTTCCGTTTTATTAACCCAGAGCGTAATGACTTTCCTGATATTGATACAGACATTCAAGATAATAGACGTGAAGAAGTTAAAGATTATTTAGTTAGACAGTATAGACACGTAGCATCAATTGCAACATTCCTTCAGTTCAAAGATAAGGGTGTAGTGCGAGATGTTGCACGAGTTTTAGATATTCCATTAACAGATGTTAACAAAGTTCTAAAGTTAGTAGATACATGGGATGAGTATTGTAGTTCTAAAACAACTGCATGGTTCCGTGAAAAATACCCTGAAGTAGAAATCTATGGAGATAAACTTCGTGGCAGAATCCGTGGTACTGGAATTCATGCTGCTGGTGTTGTAACATCAAAAGAACCAATCTTTAGACATGCACCTATGGAAACACGCTCTAGTACTGGTAGCGATGATCGCATTCCAGTGGTTGCTGTGGATATGGAAGAGGCTGAAAGAATTGGTTTAATTAAGATAGATGCTCTTGGGTTAAAGACTTTAAGTGTAATCCAAGATACTTTACAAATGGTCAAACAAAATCATTTTAAAGATATAGACTTATTAAATATTGATATGGACGATGCAAATGTATATGAAATGTTATCCAGTGGATACACTAAGGGTGTATTTCAGTGTGAAGCAACACCATATACAAACCTTCTTATTAAGATGGGTGTAAAGAACCTAAATGAACTTGCTGCATCAAACGCTTTAGTTCGACCTGGCGCAATGAACACTATTGGTAAAGACTATATTGCTCGTAAGCATGGAAAACAGTCGGTATCATATAGTCATCAGGTAATGAAACCATTTACGGAGGATACCTATGGCTGTGTTTTATACCAGGAACAAGTTATGCAAGCATGCGTACACCTTGGCGGTATGTCCATGTCGGAAGCAGATAAAGTTAGAAAGATCATTGGCAAGAAGAAAGATGCTAAAGAGTTTGACGTATTCAAAGACAAATTCGTTAAAGGTGCTTCTGCCTATATTAGTCCCAATCAGGCTCTTGATTTATGGCATGACTTTGAGGCGCATGCAGGCTACTCGTTCAACAAGTCTCATGCGGTTGCTTACTCTACAGTCTCGTATTGGACGGCGTGGTTAAAATATTACTACCCTCTTGAGTTTATGTTTGCACTTCTTAAAAACGAAAAGGATAAAGATGGAAGAACTGAGTATCTTATTGAAGCGAAAAGAATGGGCATTAGTATTAAGTTACCTCACATTAACGATTCGGATATTGATTTTAAAATTGAGGGTAAGGGTATTCGGTTTGGACTCACTGCTATCAAGTACATATCTGACAAAATTGCAGAGAGATACATTACGGCACGACCATTTAGTTCATACAAAGAACTTGAAGAATTTACCTTTACAAAAGGAAATGGAGTAAACAGCAGGGCACTACAAGCATTAAGAGTTATTGGTGCTGCTAACTTCCCAGATAATCCACGTAATGAGCAAGAGATTAAAGAAAATCTTTATGATTATTTAAATCTTCCTGAGTTTAACATTACAGTCCCATCCCATTACCATGCATTTATTCAAGAGGTTTGTGATTTTGAGGAAAAGGGTTCTTTTGTATTAATGGGTATGGTTAAAAGTATTAAGCGTGGCAAAGGTTGGTCTAGAGTAGAAATTCTTGACAAGACTGGATCCGTTGGCATTTTTGATGAAGAACAAACAATGATTGAGCCAGGGAAGACTTACCTTCTTCTGGCTACTGATAACAGAATTGTCTCTGCTATTCCAGTAGAAGAGATTAAAGGTTCATCAAATGCACTTGTAAAGTTTTTAAATTATAAGCAATTGCCTTTTACAGAAGAGGAAATGTTTGTTGTTTCCTTTAAGCCAAGAATTACAAAGGCTGGTAAAAAAATGGCTTCTTTAACCTTAGCAGATACTAGTAGAGATTTGCACCCAGTTACAGTATTTCCAACTTCGTTTGCACAGGCATACATGCATATTGAAGAAGGCAATGCTTATAAATTTAAGTTTGGTAAAACAAAAGATGGAACAATTACATTGGAGGAAGTAAATGTACGATAACGTGTTTGATAATCTAGCAATTGAATTACATAAGGTAGCAGTTGAAAAAGGTTTTTGGGGAAGCCCAGAAGATAGCGATGCAATAGACGATATTTTTGTTGCTAAGCAGTGTATGATGATTGTTTCAGAGGTTACTGAAGTAATGGAAGCAGTACGTAAAGATAAGGGTGAAGAAGAAATAACTAAAGAATTTGCAGACATCATTATCCGTACATTAGATTTATATGCTGGCATGGTAGAGGCTGGATATACAAAACTATCTCTTGATCAAATGTTAAGAGAAAAAATAGATTTTAATAAAACTAGACCAGAAAAACACGGGGTACGATTCTAATGTCAGTAACAATGGAAGAAGTATTGGCACAACTTAACCCTAAGTTGCGTAAGACTATTATGGTTGGAGACTCAGTACCTCCAACAGAATATGCAGCAACTCCCAGTTTTGGTTTAAACCGTGCATTAGCAGGTGGATTACCATATGGTCGTCAAGTACTTGTTTGGGGTTCTAAATCCTCTGCAAAGTCTTCTCTATGCCTTCAGATGATTGGTCTAGCACAGAAAGAAGGAAAGATCTGTGCATGGATTGATGCAGAAATGTCATACGATAAAGCATGGGCAGAACGTCTTGGAGTAGATTCATCTAAACTTATTTATTCTCAGGCTCGTACAATTAATGAAATGGTTGACGTAGGTACAAACCTAATCAATGCTGGTGTTGATATTGTGGTTGTTGACTCAATTACATCATTACTTCCAGCAATCTATTTTGAAAAGGATTCCGATGAACTCAAGCAACTTGAAAACACAAAACAAATTGGTGCAGAGTCTCGTGACTTTTCCAATGCTTGGAAGATGATTAACTATGCAAATAATAAAGTTAAGCCAACGCTTTTTGTTCTTATTAGTCAAAGCCGTAACAATATTAATGCTATGTATACTAGCCAGCAGCCTACTGGTGGTCAGGCTACTAAGTTCTATTCTTCTACTGTTATTAAATTGTTTTCGTCCGAATCGGATAACCAAGCAATTAAAGGCAAAATAAAGATTGGTGATAAGTTAATTGAAGAAAAGATTGGTAGAAAGATTCGTTGGGAACTGCAGTTCTCAAAAACTTCTCCAGGATTTCAATCAGGTGAGTATGATTTTTATTTTAGAGGAGATGAAGTAGGAATCGACTCCATAGGAGATTTAGTTGATACAGCAGAAGCAGCAGGTCTTGTAAATAGAACTGGTGCATGGTACCAACTAGATGATGGAACTAAAGTTCAAGGTAGAGATGGTTTTATTGCTCGTGTTAAGGAAGACCTTGACTTACAGCAAAGTCTTAAAGATAAGTTGAATAATGGCTAAAGATTTTACTGTATATCCTGGAAAATTTCCATGTAAGAAGTGTGGAGTTGAAGTTACATCTTTAAGATATTGGGCTGAAAGTGGGGATGCAACATGGATGTGTCCAGAAAAACATATATCAAAAGTAAATCTCATTCCTCCAAAGAAAAAGAAAAGTGATTTTAAAAATGAGTGAGCGTGGAGAATCTAAAAGAATAGGTGCTAAGCAGCATAAAAACTCTGGAAGAAATAATACAAAGGGAGATGCTTCTTGGCATAACTTTGTTTTAGACTTCAAAGAGTGCTCTAAATCTTTTACACTTAACCAAGATGTATGGGCAAAAGCAGTTACTGATGCTCTAAAGAAAAATATGGATCCAGCGCTAGTGATTGTTTTAGGCGAGGGTACAAAGAAGGTACGTCTGGCTATTATAGAATTAGAACTACTAGAACAGTTGATAGAAGGAGAATAAAATGACAGAGGGTACAGGGCAAACAACACTAGAAATGATTAATGGTTTGGCAGAGATTGCTGAGTTTATGGAAGATGAAGAACTCAATACGGCTCTAACAATGATTGCTAAGTTAATCATTAAACCAGATATCCCTGCTCCAGTAGCCAGTATTGAAATCGTTAGACTTCAGGCTATTGCAGGAAAGTTAGCACTAAAGGCTACTTGGATGGCAAATGTAGATAAAAACAACAGAGCAAAGAAAAACATTTACTATACAGCAGCAGAAGCAGTAAATAACTTAGTATCAGCACTTAAATACATAATGCGATAACATGCTATACTTATATAAAACAAGGGGATATAATGACAAAAAGTTTATTACAGCAGGTTATGCTCAAAAGTGTTTCTAAGAAAAGCACCATACTGGATGCAGATGCGCTGATTGAAAAGATTAAATCTGGATACGTTGTAAATCGTGGTCCAAAGTTTCAAACCAAAAAAACATTTGCCCCATCAACAATTGCCTATAGCCATGGAGAGTGTCCACGCTATTGGTATCTTGCATTTGATGGTGCTACATTTGAAGACAACGCAGATGCCTATGGTGCAGCAAATATGACTGCTGGAACATTGTCACACGCAAGAATTCAAGATGCCATGATGAATGCTGGAGTTGCCAAGGTATACCGTGATGACGATAACCAGCCAACAACAGAATTTAAGATTAGATATGATGATCCACCTATCTTTGGATATGGTGATGCAATGCTTGACTGGGAAGGCGAAGAGATTGTCGGAGAAATCAAGACAATGCTTAACGAAGGGTTTGAGTATCGTAAGAACTCAATGAAGCCTAAAACTGGTCACCTAATTCAGTTGCTTATCTATATGAAGATTCTTGGTAAGAAAAAGGGTGTATTGATTTATGAGAATAAAAATAATCATGAACTCTTAGTTCTTCCAGTTGAAGTAGACGATTATTATCGACAGTGGATTGATGCAACTTTCCAATGGATGCGTGATGTTCGTAAGGCTTGGGTTGATCGAACACTACCAACTAAAAATTATCGTGCTAATTCAAAAATATGTAAGACATGCCCAATCAAAGCAGCATGTGATGAGGCTGGCGCTGGAGTTGTTAAAATCAAATCTATGGAGGGGCTGATTGAAACTCTGTGACAGATGTGATACATATTTTGAACCTAAAGTAACTTATCAAATTTACTGTAGTGTTGATTGTAGAGACGCTGCAACTAAAGAAAAGATTACCGAGAGGTATCAGATAACTCGTCGTCAAAAGAGAAAAGGCAAGAAAAGATTTTGTTTAGGTGGTTGCCAAACCCAGTTATCAATATATAACGATTCTGGATTTTGTGCTAACTGCAATGTAAGTGAAAAACAAGTAGCAAAAATGTTAAAAGAATTAAAGGGGTTTATTGATTATGAGCAAGAATAAGTGGGGCATAGAGGTTCAGCCAGATCGTGTTTGTGCTATAGACGCTAGTACAAATAGCCTTGCTTTTGCTGTATTTGATAAAAAAGATTTAAAAGAAATTGGTAAGATAAACTTTGAAGGTGAAGACATATACGCTAAAGTGGGGGATGCTGCTAGAAAAACTAAGGCATATTTTGAAACAATTATGAAGGCAGATGCTATAGTAATTGAACATACGGTATTTATGAATAGCCCTAAGACTGCTGCCGATCTTGCATTGGTTCAGGGTGCTCTTCTTGGTGCTGCCGCTATGTGTGGAATTACTACAGTGGGAAAAGTTTCACCTATTACCTGGCAAAATTATATTGGTAACAAAAAGATATCTAAAGATGAAAGAGCAATGATTGCTGTTAGAAATCCTGGAAAGTCTTTGTCTTGGTATAAAACCTTTGAGCGTAATCTTAGAAAACAAAGAACTATGGACTTTATAGAGTTTCAGTATAAAAAGACTATTACTGATAACGATGTGGCTGATGCCTGTGGCATTGGTCATTGGGCTGTAAATAATTGGAATAAGGCTTTGGGGGTTGACAAATAACGCTATGGCTGGTAAACTATATACATCAGAGGTTTGGCTCCGTAAGAGGTTTCTTATGGATAAAAAGTCTCCAGAAGAGATTGCAAAAGAGTGCGGGGCAAGCGTAGAAACAATCTATGTTTACCTTGCTAAATTTGGACTAAGGAAGTCACGACGATGAATAAAGCACAAAAGGTTTTAATTGGAATTGGAATTGCTGGCGCAGTAGGTTTAACCTATGTTATCACAGCGCTTAAAGGTATGCCAGAAGCATTTGATTGGGAAGAGGATGAATCAGATGAGTAATCATACAGAGTTAAGCATTACAGTTGACCAAGTTAATCATCCATTACACTATACAACAGATCCTTCTGGTGTTGAATGTATTCAAATAACTAGACATCGTAATTTTAATATTGGAAATGCTTTTAAATATCTTTGGAGAGCAGGTCTTAAAGATGAAGAAAAAACAATTCAAGATCTTGAAAAGGCAATCTTTTATATTAAAGATGAAATAAATAGGTTAGAGGGTAAATACATTGTCAAGTGAAGTAGAACTAATAGAGCATCTTGATGAAGTTAACAAGGTTGTAACTGAATATTTAAAGGGTCAAGATCCAACTAAGATTTCCAAAGACCTAGATATGCCAAGAACTCGTGTTGTTGCATTAATTAATGAGTGGAAAGTTATGGCTTCTGCCAATGATGCTATTCGTGCTCGTGCTAAAGAGGCTCTTGCTGGAGCAGACACACATTACAGCAAACTTATAACAAAGGCTTATGAGGTTATTGATGAATCAAGTTTGACTAATAATCTTAGTGCAAAAACTCAGGCTATTAAACTTGTTATGGATATTGAAAAGTCTAGAATTGAAATGCTTCAAAAGGCTGGTCTACTTGAGAACAAAGAACTTGCAGAAGAAATGGTTGAGATTGAAAGAAAACAAGAAGTCCTTATTGGAATTCTTAGAGATGTTGCTTCAGAGCATCCAGAAATACGTGACTTAATTATGCATAGACTTTCTTCTATTGCAAAAGAAGGCGAAGTGATTACAATTGTCCACGATGTTCAATGAGTTTCTTGATGTTTTAAAAGAAAACCATTTTATTGAAACTCCAGTAGATGTAAAAACCTTTGTTCAGTCTCCTGAATATCTTGGTCAACCACTGCTTTCTGATATTCAATATGAAATAGTAGAGGCAATGAGTCAAATTTATCGCAAAGAAGACCTGATAGAACTTATGGGTCAAGCCGAAGGCTTAAATCATTTTAATAAATATACAAAAAATGAATTGATTCTCCAACTTGGCAAGGGTAGTGGCAAAGATTTTATTTCAACCGTGGCATGTGCATATGTAGTATATAAACTACTTTGCCTAAAGGATCCAGCAACATACTTTGGCAAGCCTGCAGGAGACGCAATTGATATTATTAACGTTGCTGTTAACGCACAACAGGCTAAGAACGTTTTCTTTAAAGGCTTTAAAACAAAGATTGAAAAATCTCCGTGGTTTGCGGGTAAGTATAACGCTAAGGCTGACTCAATTGAATTCGATAAGGCAATTACAGTTTATTCTGGTCATTCAGAAAGAGAATCTCATGAGGGTTTAAACCTTCTTATGGCAGTACTTGATGAGATTTCTGGTTTTGCTACAGAAGTAGGTACTGGTAACGAACAAGGAAAAACTGCTGATAACATCTATAAAGCCTTCCGTGGTACCGTAGATTCTCGTTTCCCTGATCTTGGTAAAGTTGTTTTGCTTTCATTCCCCAGATATCAAGGTGACTTTATTTCCCAACGATATGAAGCAGTTATTGCTGATAAAGAAACTATTGAGCGTAGACATACGTTTATCATGAACGAAGACTTGCCACACGATGATCCAGGAAACCAGTTTGAAATTTCGTGGGATGAAGATACAATACTTTCATATAAAATACCAAGAGTCTATGCATTTAAAAGACCAACTTGGGAAGTTAATCCTACTCGTAAAATAGAAGATTTTAAATTAGCCTTTTACACAGACCTAGGAGATGCAATGATGCGCTTTGCTTGTATGCCAACATATGCATCAGATGCTTTCTTTAAGCAAAAAGATAAACTAGAAAAATGTATGAACACAAGAAATCCACTAGATCAGTTCAGAAGGTTTGATGAAACCTTTAAGCCAGATGAGAATAAGGTTTATTATATACATGCTGACCTTGCACAAAAGCATGACAAGTGTGCAGTTGCTATTGCTCACGTAGATAAGTGGGTAAACATTCAGGTCATTAAAGATTATGAACAGGTAGCGCCAATTGTTGTAGTGGATGCAGTAGCCTGGTGGGAACCAAGAGCAGAAGGTCCAGTTAACCTATCAGAAGTCAAGCAGTGGATTATGAACTTACGTAGACAAGGATTTAATCTTGGCATGGTTTCTTTTGACCGATGGCAGTCATTTGATATTCAAAATGAGTTGCAAGCAGTAGGAATTAGGACTGAAACTGTTTCTGTTGCAAAGAAACACTATGAGGATTTGGCTATGATGATTTATGAGGAGCGTGTTTCAATTCCCATGATTCCAATCTTGCTTGAAGAAATGTCAGAGTTAAAGATTATGAAGGGCAACCGTGTTGATCACCCCCGTAAAAAATCTAAAGACTTGGCAGATGCTGTATGTGGAGCCGTATTTGGGGCTATCTCTCACACAGCAAAGACTAATAATACAGAAATAGATGTCCATACCTGGAGTTCTGCAACACGACTTGCACAAAAACAAAGGGATATGGTAGAATTGGATAATCGAGAAATGCCTAACGATGTTAAGGATTTCCTCGATAAATTCAACTTAATATAAACAAACAAACAAGGAGAAAGATGAATTCATTTAAGAAAATCGCTCTAGGACTCGCTGCAGCAATGTCCTTTGGCGTACTATCGGCACTTCCGACAAGTGCTGCTGTGATTGCACCTACACTAACGATTGATTCTGCTACAGACTCAATTCTAGTTGGTGAAACTGCAACAGCAGTAGTTACACTGTCATTTATTTCAGAAACAACAGCAGATACAGCAACCGTGCTTTCTGCTATGTTTGCACAGCCATCAACGGCTAACAAGTCAGCAACAATTACATTGCTAGAAACATCAACAGCAACTGTAGCAATTGCTAACACTAATCTTTCAGCAGATGTTAACTCAACTGTTAATACTCCAGGATATGTAACTGCAAAGTTTACAGTATCTTTGGTTGCTCCATCAGTTGCAGGTACATACGAGGCAAGAATTATTACAACTCGCCCATCAACTGGTCCATCAGTTGCATGGACAGTAACAGTAGGGGCTGGAGATACAGTTCCATCTGCTTCAACAACAACTTCAATTCTTAATAGAGGTGAAGTAATTACTGCTACAGCAGATGATTCAGTATTTGCGCCAAAGGCAGCAGCAACAGATGCAGCAGCAGTTATTGTTATTGCACAAAAGAATGCAGCAGGCAGAGCAACTTCAGAGTCGCTTCTTGCTACAGTAACTGGATCAGGAGCAATTGGATATGGCACAAATGCCACAACAATGTCACTTCTTGGTCGTTCAGTTGTTATCCCTTCAGGAAATTACATTGGCGTATTTGCTGACGGTACTGCAGGAGTTGGAACAATTACAATTACAACACTTACAGGTACAGTACTTGCAACAGAGAAGGTAACATTCTATGGAGACATTGCTACAATCGAAGCAACTCCAGTCAAGTCTGTTATTGCACTTGGTGCAAACACAACTACAGTTAAGGCAGTAGCAAAGGATGCTTCTGGCGTAACAGTTGGAGCAGGAACACTTAATGCTTTCTCAAGCAATATTGCAACAGTATCTGATTCAGGTACAGCAGCAACAATTGTTAATGGTGAGGCAGTATTTACTCTTACTGGTGTTAAGGCTGGAGATGTTGCAGTTACAATTAAGTCTGGAACAATCTCTTCTAACTCAGTTGCAGTACGTGTAGAGTCACCAGCAGCAACTGTAAAGTTGGCTTTTGACAAGGACACATATCTTCCAGGAGAAGCAGCAACTATTAGAGTAACAGTTCTTGATGCAGCAGGTCTTCCATTATCTGGAAAGACACACTCTGCTCTATTTGCAACAGGTGGAATTACTTCAACCTATGCATTTGGTTCAGGTTCAGATATTCTTACAGCAACATCAGTTACAACTGATACTGATACAGTTAAGTCATACAAGGTATTTATGCCATTGACAGAAAACACTGTAACAATTTCAGCAACTGGTGGAACTTCACTTCCTTTGGCTGGACAGGTAGCAGTATCTGCAACAGCGAAGGTATCAAACTCTTCTTCTAGCACAAACGCTACTCTTGCAGCATTAGTTGCACAGATTACCGCAATGCAGGGAATTTTTGATAGCCTTAAGGCAGAAATTACAACACTTAAGGCTGATAAGGCAGCAGCAGATGCTAAGGCAATTGCTGATCGTGCTGCTTTTGTAAAGCAGTATAATTCTCTTGCAACTAAATGGAACAAGAAGAATCCAAAGTCTAAGGTTGCACTTCTTAAGAAGTAAAACTTTATAAATTAGGGGGTTAGCCAAGTGCTAACCCTCTTTTTTATTTCAACAAAATGATATAATAAGACTATCAAACATCGGAAAGGATGTGCCCTCTATCGAAAAGATCCTACTAAAAAGTGGGGTAGTTGCTTTTTTGGTGGGTTTGTGGTTTATCTTATCTCCAATTAGCCAAGCACATGCAGATGAAACAGTAACAAACCAAGTATCTTCGTCTGATACATCAACGGCAACAATAGATTCTTCTTCAACAGTTATAGTGCATACATCTGTAGAAAGTGCTACAGCCATAATTGAGGTAGCACAGGCTACAATTACTCAGGCTGAAACTACCACGGCAGTCATAGAGACCCAAGCAACAGCCATTACAAGCCCTACAGAGACCATTACAGCCACTATTACACAGGCAAATACTTCTATTACCCAGGCTCAGACAGTAGTAGATAGTGCTACTGTGGCTGTTAACAATGTTATTTCTACTCAGAATTCCCTGGCTCAAGCGGTAGAAACTCAGACTGCTATGGCTCAAATAGTAGCCTCAGAATCAGCAACAGTCTTATCTCTGACAGATAGTATGACAGTTCTTAATGGACAAATAGATAGTCAAACAGCAATAGTTTTATCTGATAGTGCAACAGTAACATCAGAGCAGGCTGCCTTAACTTTAGTTGAAGATCAGATAGCCTTACAAAATTCAGGCAATCCACAAACAACAGATCTTCCTAAAGACGATGACTGGTCATTCCAAATGACTCTGCCCTATGCCCTCAGACTTGGTGATCAAGAATATACAGATGTTTATGTTGCTACAAATGGTTTGATATCTTTTGGTACCCCACAAGGTTGGGGTGGAAATGCTCCAGCAGTTTATATTAACTTCCGTGACTGGTGGAATGTTGATTCAGACACTTATGTTAGATATTCAACAACTATTAACACACTTTTAATTGAATGGATGGTTAGAGGGTATGGAACTCGTTCTGGGCAACTAACTAATATTATTTTTGATGCTGATGTAAATCCAATTGATGGAACATGGAAAGCAGATGTATCTTCAGTGGGTCAAGCAGGAAGCGGTCAAGTTCAAGTTAATCAAATAATTAATAATCAATTAACTGGATCTGTTATACAGCAAAATGAAGGGAGCACTCCAACAAATTTATCAGCACATATTGATATTACTGGATATACTCCATATACACCACTTCCAGCAGATACAAATTTAGCAGAGGCACTTGCATCAGCACAGGCAGATCTTTCTGCAGCACAATCAGTTTTGTCTGCATCACAATCAGTTCTGAATAGTTTGCTTGCAAATGAAGATGCTTTACAGTCTGAAATAGATGCAGCACAGGCTAATCTATCAGCAGCCCAAGCAGATCTTGCAGAAGCAACACAAGAAGTTGCTTACTGGGAAAATGAATTAGACAATGCAGAAGCAGAATTAAATGCTGCAGTATCTTCAATTGAGCCAGTAGTTGAAGCAATGAAAGCAGCAGTTGTTATTGCACAAACAATAGTTAATAATACTCTTGCAGAAGAAGAGGCAGCACGGCAGGCTGCAGCAGCAGCGGAGGCTGCTAGACAAGCAGCAATAGCAGAAGCAAATGCAAGAGCAGCAGAAGCAGCAGCAGCCCGTGCACAAGCAGAAGCAGCAGCAGCACAAGCAGCAGCAGCAAAGGCTGAGGCAGATCGTATAGCAGCAGAAGAGGCTGCAGCAAAGGCTCAAGCAGATGCTGAAAAGGCAGAAGCAGATAGGATTGCTGCAGAAGAAGCAGCACAAAAGGCAGAACAAGAAGCACAGGCTCAGGCAGAAGCAGAAGCAAAAGCAGAGGCTGAAAGATTAGAGGCTGAAGCAGAAGCAGCAAGACAGGCTGAAGAAGATGCTAAGGCTGAGGCTGCAGCCAAGGAAGCGGAGGCAGAGGCTGCCAGACAAGCAGAGGAAGATGCTAAAGCAGAGGCAGAAGCAAAAGAAAAGGAATTAGAAGAAGCAAAGGCTGAAGAAGAAGAGGCTCAAGCAAAAGAAGAAGAATTAAATGAGATTCTTGAAGATGCTAAAGACGGTAAAGAATTAACTGAAGAACAAAAAGAAGTTCTTGTAGAGGCTTTGCTTGAAGACCTTAAGCCTGGAGAATCAGTTTCAGCAGCAGAAATTAAAGCATCTGGAGTTTCATATGCAGACCTTCCACCATCAACACCAGTTGAACTTCGCACTGATGAAAATGGAAATGCTCTTGTAATTACCGCTGCAGTAGCAGCAAATATTGAATTAGTTCAAGATCCAGGAGCGTTGCTTACAGCCGCTCTAACAGATCCTGGAGCAGCATTAGCAGCACTTGGAAGCATCGGCGCTGATATGACAGAAGCAGAAAGAGAAGAAGCAACAGAAATGGTTGTGGCTACAGTTGTAGCAGCAGGTGCAGCAATTAATGCCGCAGCCGTTGCAACAGGTGGGGCAACTGGAGGAGGTACAGGTGGTGGAGGAAGTTCTGGTGGGGGCGGTGCTTCAGGTGCCAATTCACCAGGTTCAAGAGGAGGAAGAAAATGGTAAGAATACTAAAAAATATAATCAAAGATCTAATTGATCAGGCATGGACTCTTCTTGGAATGTTTATTGCCTGGGTTGTGTTAGATGGTAGTGCAAAAACCATAGTTGGCTATGGAATTATAGCAACTACCGCACTTTGGATATTAACTAGTCCTGCTAGAAATAAAGAAGAGTAGTATAATACAGACTATGAAGAAAATGTTAGCACTGCTATCAATCATAGCCTTATCTATGTCTTTAACTTCTTGCGGAATGTTAGAAAATAGATATCGTTATGAGTGCCATGACCCTGCTAACTGGTATAATAAAGAGTGTAATCCACCAATCTGCCAAGCAGATGGGTTGTGCACTAAAGACATACTTGGTTTTGATCCTACGGAGGGTAGCGTAAATGAGTAAAAAAAGATATACATCAGATGAACTAGATGCAAGATTAAAGTTTTTCCTTGGCATGACATTAGGAACAATTCTATTGTTTACAACTATGGGTATTTTGTATGCCCTGGTTTTTGTTACACAACCAATAGGTGAACAATCAGAAAATGATAAAATGTTTTTCAATGTTCTATCATCTGTAGCAACATTTATTACTGGCACGCTTGCTGGTATCTTGATTGGTAAAAATGGTGGGGGTTCAGATAGTTCACAAACTTCTCAGCCATATGAGTCACAGGCTATTCAAACATCTGAGCCTACAGTTAGCCAGGTAGCAGATGATATTGATGATCTTGACGACTTTATTGAATAAATAACACCTTGCTTGACACTATTTAAGGGTAGATGGTATACTTAAATATACGTATCTAGAGGGGTTTTTGCATGACTTGCATTGCTGTAGTAAAACATGACGATAAAATTTACATGGCTGGTGACCGTGGTGCGTCAGATGATGGAACTATTCTTGCTCTAGATGCACCAAAAGTTTGGAAAATTGGTCCATATTTAATTGGATATGCGGGGGCAATGGATGGAGAAAGAATTCGTTATAACTTTAAGCCAACTGCACCAAACATTAAAGATACAGATAAGTTTATGCAAACAAGATTTGTTAAAGAATTAAAAGAATTTTATAATGAGTTTTGGGTAGATACATCAAAAGATGGAGATCTTGGTTTGATTATTGCAGTTCGTGGTGAAATATATGAACACAGTTCTGCGGATATGTCTTTATCTAAATATACACTTCCATATCTTGCAATGGGTTCAGGTGCTGAATATGCTTATGGCGTTCTATATGCAACTGATAAACAAAAAAATGCAAGAAATCGTGTAGTCTCTGCTGTATCAGCAGCAATTAAGTTTAGTCCATCTTGCATGGGTCCAGTTGACGTAGTAAGCATTTAAGGGTATACTTATAATATGCATGAAGAAGATAGCGTAGAAGACGCAGAGTTTGGCATTTGGTTAACAAATGGAATTGAACGGGGATGGGTAACAGAACCGTATTGCAATACCCATGATGGTGGATATCAGTACATGGGTGAAGATGAAATGCAAGAATGGGAAGACGGTGGCGACCCATGTTGTCATGTAGTCCGTCTAATGATCTAAGGAGAAAAATGAAAAAAATAGCAGTGGGGTTAATTGCAGTAGTAAGTTTAGTGGTTTTACAACCAACATATGCTCAAGATAAAAAGTCAATCGTTATTATTGACACAGCAGTAGACACATCTCTACCAGCATTGCAAGGTAAGATTATCCATGAAGTTTGCTTAATGGAAGAACTTCGTTGTCCAAACAAGAAGTCTTTTATGGAAGGTCCAGGATCTGCAACGCTTCCAGCAAATCAGATTTATTCTGGGGGATTTGCACATGGAACACAAATGTCTTTGGTTGCTACAAAAACCAATCCAAACATTGACATTGTATTTATTCGAATTTTTCCTATGGATAAAAATGGAAATGTTGCTACATCTGCTGCAAATGCAAACAGCACAGTAAAGCAGGCTCTTGATTGGGTAATTAAAAACAAGACAAAGTTTAATGTAGTTGCAGTTTCTGTTTCGCTTGGTCAAAAACCAACAAAGACTGGAACAAATTATTGCTCTATGAATAGATTCGACTCTGGACTAAAATCTTCTATTGAGTCTTTAAAGGCTTTAGGTGTTGCATCAGTTTTTGCAACTGGTAATGAAAGAGATAAAACTCGTATTAACTATCCAGCATGCTTAACAGAAGCAGTGGCAGTTGCATCTATTGGTCCTAGAGGAAATACAGAAGCATACAATAATGATTCTGCAGAAACTGATTTTTATGCTCTTGGCAGACATGAATTTGCTACAGAAAATGTATCAGGAACTTCTGCTGCAACCGCAGCCTTTGCAGCATATTGGGCAAAATCTTATGCTGGAAACTATCAAATGACTTATGATTATCTAAAGTCTATTGCTACAACATCAGACACAAACAAAAACAATACAGTTGTTGATGTTTTAAAGTAAAAGGTTTTGGTCTGTAGTTCAGTTGGCAGAACAAGGCACTGTTAATGCCTGGGTCGTAGGTTCGAGTCCTACCAGACCAGCCAAGCGACTATTGCATAGTGGTAGTGCGTAACCTTGCCAAGGTTAATGTGCGAGTTCGATTCTCGCTAGTCGCTCTAAAGATTTGGTATAATAGTAGTGTACTGCCTACGGGGGTACACTAACTTATTCGCTTGAAAGGGGAATAAAAATGGTAACAAAACTCGCTATGGATCTATTCAATGATCCTTTTTTTATTGGCTTCAACAGAGAGTTGAATCGCCTAAACAGCGCATATAAAACAAACTCACAAACATATCCACCTTATGACATCCTAAAACTAGATGAAGATACATATAGAGTCTCACTAGCCATTGCTGGATTCTCAAAGGAAGATATTAATGTATCTGTAGATAATGGAACATTAATTATCAAGGGTGAGATTGTTGAAGTAACAGATGCTGAAGTAGTTCACAAGGGAATTGCTGCTCGTAAATTTGTACGATCATTTGCTCTTGGAGAATACATGGAAGTAACTGGGGCTGAAATGAAGGATGGTATGCTACACATTAATGTAGATCGTATTGTTCCAGAAGACAAGAAGCCTAAAACAATTGACATCAAAGTTGCAAAAAAGTAACCAATAGGATATAATAGACTAGAGGACCTGGACATGTCCTGTAATAAACTGTCCACTTTAATTAGGAGGAAACATGGCAGCAAAAGGTAGTTTGGCAGCAATTATTGAGGTTGCTAAAGCAGAAATTGGAACTATTGAAGGTCCAAAAGATAACGAGACAAAGTATGGTAAATGGTCTGGTGCAAACTTTGCTCCATGGTGCCAGTCATTTGTCTCTTGGTGTGCATTTACATCTGGTCTAGATCCAAAGAAGTATCCAAAGACTGCATCAACTGTTGCAGCAGCAGATTGGTTTAAGAAGAATAATCGTTGGGCAGATGCTCGTAATGATGATCCAACACCAGGAGACTGGATTTATTTTGATTTCCCAGATGATGGTGTAAATCGTATTTCACATGTTGGTCTTTGCATTAAGAACAATGGTGATGGAACAATTCAAGTTATTGAAGGAAACACATCTGGAACTGCAAAGGGTGACCAACGCAATGGCGGAATGTGTGTAGAAAAGACTCGTGCTTATGTAAAGAATAAGAAAGGTATCCTTAACGCAGTTGTTGGTTGGGGTCGTCCAGTATACGCTGGAGAAGAAAACCTTGCATTACTTTCAAAGGGTGAATCAATAATTCCATCAGGTTCAGTTGCTGTAAAGCCTTCTGCTCCTGCAGAAAAGAAAGAGTTTAAACCATTTAAGGTGGGCTCAAAAGGAGAAACAGTAAAAAAGGTTCAAGAACTTCTTGGAGTCAATGCCGATGGTGATTTTGGTCCAGGAACTGAAAAAGCAGTTAAGGCTTTTCAAAAGAAATCTTCTTTGCCAGTAACAGGTGTAGTCGATCAAGCAACACTAAAGGCACTAAGAGGTAAGTAATATGCCAAGATATGACTACAAGTGTACTGTGTGCTCGTCTCAAGTTGAATTTGAAAGAGGATTTGGTGAAGATAGGGAACCAGTATGCTGTAGTCAATCTATGCAAAGAGTTTGGACTGCAACAGCAACAATTTTTAATGGTAGTGGATTCTATTCAACAGACAACAGAAAGTAGCGGTATACTATGAGAACAATGATTACAGAAGAGATTGTTGCAAAAGAATGGGTATTAAAAGCGACAGATCGCTGTGATTCATGTGCAGCAGAAGCCCTTGTCAAGGTTACTGGTTTAACTGGAGACCTAATGTTTTGTGGTCATCACTATAACAGGATTATGGACAATAAAGAGGGTTATGCAAAGATGATGTCTTTTATGCTTACAATTGTTGATGAGCGTGAAAAATTGGTTGAAAACAAAGCGAAAGGTAAAGACTACTAATGTATGAGTATTTTGTTAAAGAAGTAAAGAATGTTGTCGATGGAGATACCATTGATGTTATTATTGATTTAGGGTTTGATATTTTATTTTCATCCCGTGTTCGTCTTGCTGGTATTGATACTCCAGAGTCACGCACAACAGACAAGGCTGAAAAGGCTCTTGGAATTGAAGCAAAAGAATACCTCAAGAAGCATCTAAAGGATGCTAAGTCTGTAGTAATTCGTACAGAAAAAATGGACTCATCAGAAAAATATGGTCGCATACTTGGCTGGGTATATGTAAATGGAGAATCAGAATCTCTTAATAATAAGATGATTAATGATGGATACGCATGGGGATATCTTGGTGAAACTAAGATCAAAGATTTTGAGGCATTAAAAAAGGCTAGAGCAAAGTCTGGCAAGTGATGCGTCATATACTATACTTTACTGCTGAATGGTGCAATCCATGTAAGCGTACAAAGCCAATTGCAGAAGAGTTGAATAGAGATAATGTTATTAAAATTCAATTTATTGATGCTGACGATAATGGAGAACTTTGCAGAAAGTTTGAAATTAAAGCAATACCAACCTTTATTTTAATAGAAGATGGTAAAGAACTTAGACGTATGAATGGTGCCAAAACAAGAGAGCAAATTGAGGAATTTATTAATGGATAGCGAAGAAGATAAAATTATAGACGACCTCATCCTTAAAGGTGGTCTTGAGGCTGCTGCCATTGATGAAGATACTGGCGAGATGCTTTACTCATTTACCCCAAAAATACAACAATTAATGCCTGATCTTTATAATGAGCATATCCGCACAGTCAATTCTGAAGTTATGAATCTATGGGAAAAAGGCTTTTTAAACCTAGATCTATTTCAAAAGGATCCAGTAATCACAATTACCCCAAAGGCTTTGAATAGAGAAGAGATTGAAGGCTTATCTAAGCAAGAAAGATGGTCTTTGTTTGAAATCATTAGGCTGCTCCAGCGTAAAGTCTGATATAATTTAGATAGAAACTTAGGAGGTTTACTATGCCGTATCATATTGGGGCAAAGGGTTCATACGGATGTTCAGGATACCCTGCTGTAAAAGAGGGTACAAATGAAGTAATGGGATGCCATAACACACGAGCAGAAGCCGCTGCACAGATTTATGCAATCAATCGTTCAGAAGGTAACATAGACAAATCAATGCATGTTGTAAGAGAAGGCGATTTTGTCATGGGTATGACTAAAGAAGGAATGATTCATGGCATGGTAGAACATATTATGATAGAAGGTGGAACATTGGGAACACCTGGAACTGAGTATGCCCTTGAGTCAATGCCTCCAGAAAATCCAGCAATGTCTGTAAGAATTTATAAAGAAGAAGAAGATGGTTGGGAGCCAACTGCATATAGCATTGGAATGATGTATAAAGATGCAGAGGTAATTGATATTGACAATCATTCAATGGAAAATGAAGAAGATGATGAAGAAGAATCAGATATGGAATCTGAAGAGAATTATATGGATAAAGCAAAGAAGCCTAACTATGGTGAAATGATTCAGCCACGTAGTGGTGGTTCCACACCAGCAAATCCAAAGTTATATGCAAGAGTGGTACAAGCAGCAAAAGATAAGTTTGATGTTTATCCTTCTGCAGTAGCAAATTCTTGGGTTGTACAAGAGTACAAGCGTCGTGGTGGAACCTATAAGTCAGATTCACAGTCTACAACAAAAAGTATTTGGGATGGTTCTTTTGATCCAAAAGGATTAATTAAGTAATGTCAAAAAGAAAAGCAACAGCATTTAATCCAACACAGATTAAGAATGGAAGAATTGTTCGTCTTAGAAAAGATGGAACAGTTAAGGCAGATCTTGGTCCATATTTAAATAAATCACAAAAGAAGGTTAATCATGGCTGATACATATACACCTAATGCTGGAATGAAGGCTGCTGCTAGACGTGCATTAAAGTGGAAAGAAGATGGCAAGGCAACTGGTGCAGGAACTCCCGTAGGTTGGGGTCGTGCAACTGATATTGTAAATGGATCACCAATGTCTTTGAGTACTGTCAAGCGAATGTTTTCTTTTTTTTCTCGTCATGAGGTAGACAAAAAGGGCAAAGGCTTTTATGATGGTCCAGAGTTTCCTTCTAATGGTCGTATTATGTGGGATGCATGGGGTGGAGATGCAGGTTTTGCATGGAGTCGTGCAATAGTAAATAGAGAAAAAAGTAAAGCAGAAAAGGCATGGGTAGGAAGCGCATTTAGTTTCAGAAAGGGGTAGAAACATGGACGATCTTAGCGTTGAAGAATTAAAACAGTTAGTTACTTTTTATAAGCAGAAATCTTCGGATTTAGAGTTTAGCCTATTACACACTCAATTAAAGTTAAATAAGGCTATTTCTTTTCAAAATCTTGAAGAACCTAGACCAGCAGTGAAGACTGTTATAGACAAAAAATCAAAGCCTGATTAATAGGGGAAGATATGGAATATATCCTTATTGTGGGCTTGACATCCATAGCCAGTTGGTTTATAATTAGAGTAATAAGGAAAAATGCTAGAAAAGGTTTTTCAAAGACTCTGTATAGTCAAAGCGACATACATAATCTATTGAAATATTTTTTCTCATTGGAAATAAACAATAACGAAAAACATCCTTCTCAGTTGACAAAGCGCAAAGAAAAGGATATGATTAAAGTTATCTTTATGGGAAACCTAGCATACTGGGTATCAGAAAACATATTTTATGTTGCAGAAGCAGTTGACGGAGAAGTAATTCCTGAAACAGCAGAACCAGTTGATACCAATAGTATGTCAAGAAGAGACTTAGACAAGATGCTGTTCATATTGGATAGCCTAAAGAATGGAAAAAAAAATGATAGTAGCAGTGCAGGGAACGAATGACTTTGATGATTACAACATCTTCATTCGTGCCATGGGGGTTGCACTTTCCACAATGCCAGAAGAAGATAGAGAGTTCGTAATCTATTCTGCTGGACCTGCTCGTATTAATTCTTTTGTTTCAGAGTTTTCAAATCTTTCAGAGCGTGGGATGAAAGCAAGAGGTCGTAAGATCAAATTTTATAAAGTTGCTTCAGCCTGGCTTGAAGAAAATCTAGAACAAGTAAACTATTTTGCGTTTCTTAGCAAACCTAAGCAACCAAATTCAAGGTTAGTTGCTTCTGCTGAATTAAAGAATATTGAAGTTGGAATTTTCCGTTACTAACAGAGAGAACAAAATGATAATCAATAAATTAGAAAAGATGGAAAAGATTGTTGCATCAAACAAATCATTAGCATGGATTGGTTGGGATGTTGCAGAGCGTAAGAAAACCGATATGGGCAGGACTGCTGTAAACGGTGTAAGAGTCAATGATCAGTGGTACACACAACGAGTATTTAAACTTGATCGAAATGGCTGGGATATTCCAAACAAATACAGGATGTAAAACATGAAACAGCACATCTGGAAAGACGATGCTGAGTGTTTAGGTCTTGATACTGATATATTTTTTGATAAATATGAAGAAGAGCCAACGCTTAGATTAGCGGTAGACTCTATATGCAATACATGTCCAGTTAGAAAGACATGTTTTGCTAATGGTGTTTCTGGAAAAGAATGGGGAGTTTGGGGTGGTATATATCTTGAAGGTGGAGAAATATCTAGAGAATTCAACAATCATAGGACTAAAAAAGATTGGGCAGAAACTTGGCAATCTTTAACAATGGATAAATAATGTATACAGATTCTATGCGTAGAGCCTTTCATTCTATTATTCCCCCAAAAGGATTTAAAGTACAGATTATTGACAACGATGCCTTTCTTACGATAAAATTAGATGAAAAGCATTTTGTAACTATGGTTCATGATGAAAAGATCCAAGCGTTACAATATGTTGTTCAAGTTAAAAAGGCATTAGAAATGAATGGGGCAGTGGTCTTGGTCACTAGAGAGGCAATAAAATAATGCAAACATTTTTACCATATCAAAACTATGACGAGTGTGCAGAATCTCTTGATAATAAACGTTTAAATAAACAGATACTTGAGTCTTATCAAATTCTAAAGGTATTGTCTGGTCAATCACCTTCAGGG